CTGTTCAACTGATTCTGATGAGTTCAAAAAGAGTCAAATGCTTAGTGCCCTGTGCTGATTATATTGCACACCAATTTGGGAAATCGTCAAGTGACAACCAACCGGTCGCTCTGAGCTTTCGAGTTCAAAAGATGATAGTACCACCTTCCAAAATGAAGCCATTGCTACAGGCTGTTTGCGGTTGCCAAGACTGTGAACAAGAGCCTTCGCTCTTGGGAGACCAACAGAATTTCGACTGCACGTTAGGTGCCTCTAAAATTCATGTCTCAAAGTCTTTCAAGACGGAGATTCGCCAACTACTATCGAGTGTTGGAGAATTTTTGCAGGAAGGAAAATTTGATCAACCCCCCTCCGATCGTCAGGTCAAGAATCTTGAATTCTTGTCCTGGTCTTTCGAGTCAGCTAAATTGATAACTGATAATCTTTTAGCGCCGCTTGTCGTATTCTCCAAGAAGCTTACCCCCTCCTCTCTCAGTGATTCAATCGTCTTAACAACGATCTACTGGTGGACCCTGCTTATTGCGGGCACCTGGACACATGAGATGAAATATCAATTATGTTGGTCCTTCAATAGAGCAGAAATGCTCTCTGAAGGTCCAGACCATAAGATTGAGTTCCCCACACGTAAAGATCTTATCGTGGGCCGGGATGGTCGGTTAGCCTATGGACTGATTCAAAAGAAATACCAGCTCCTCCTCCTAACAAAATATGAAAGGAAAAGGGCCACTGTCTTTCGGAATACTGTATTACAAGGTATTAAGCGAGGCATGCCCACTGTTACGGAAGATTTTATTCTGCAAGCTGCCGACGATCACGTCGCAAACCTTAGCCAGAAAAATGAGTCTCCGGAAGAGTTTTTAGAATTTTTGGGAAAGGAAGCCCCCAAGCTCATCGGACCGATAGGGAATCGGGACAGAGCTTCAAGTATAGGGTCCGGGATTAGTCATAAAGCTTGTTTAGAAGCCAATTTCTCTGAACGAGGTGCGTTTTCATTGGCGCACCTTTCAGCTTTAACCCCAGACAATCCTCCTCTAGTTCCAGGGATCAAACCTGAATGGTGGAAACCTAATTGCAACTCTCTCACAACCTGGGTAAAAACCAGGGAGAAAGTATATGATCCGATTCTTAAGAAGAAGGTCAAGCAAGAGGTTCTGAAGCCTCCAGGACCTGCCTGGTGTGTGTCCTTCGATGGATGTACACAGAGCGGTGGTCGGAATTTAGAAGAAGGTCTCCTTAATATGCTGTGTGGCCAAGATTACTTAGACGTTATGGGTTTCAATCCAAGATCCGGCGTTTATGAACACAGATATCAATGGGACTTAGGACGCCTACGTCTTCTGATGATGGACGAAGGTCTGTCTCCGGAGTACGTTGAGAGACATGTAACTAGCGATGGTCAAGAAGACTATCCGGCTGTTAATGTAAAATTCATTTTAGAGCCTCTTAAGGTCCGAACTATTACAAAAGATTCGGCCTTTATTAATGGTTGTATCAAACCCCTCCAGCAATGGATGTGGTCTGAACTTCGCAAACATGAACAGTTTGCCTTAATTGGTGAGACTGTCACAGAGGATCATATATCTCGTCTCTTTGACGAGGATAACGGGTTTGAAGATCCGTTCTGGTGTAGCGGCGATTTTAACGCGGCCACCGATAAAATGAATATGGACACCACAGCTAGGGTCATTGACGCCATTACAATCGAAGGTGGTCGACCTGATTATGCGACCAACGCTCGTATGAA